ATGGGTGATTTGCCTGAGGGTTGGGCGGATTATGTGGTCAATCCAGAGCAGCCTGTGCGGGTGTTTGCAGCATGAGCCTTTCGACGCCGCTACGCAAAGTCGCCAGCAAGTTGATGGCAAAGTTTGGTGGTGAAGTAACAATTCGTGTAGTGACTCCAGGGGCTTATAACACAACCACTGGCGCCATCACAGAAACCACTGCTGACACTGCAGTGCGTGGCGTGCTTGAGGATGTGAACGCTCGTGAGGTGAACGAGCTGATTCAAGCAAGCGACAAGAAACTGACGGTAGCTGCAGCAGACCTAGCAGCAGCACCTAGCACGGCTGACCGTGTAGTGATCAGCAGCGTGAGCCATCAGATTATTAGGGTCACTACGATTGAACAGGACAACACGGCTATTACGCACGAGCTAATCCTGAGGGCATAGTGGCACGACGCATCAACCTATCGCAGATTGGCAGCTACTCCCAAGAGAAGTTTGAGCAGTTACTGCGGGTGGTTGTGTTTGAAACAGACAGCAGGCTAAAGCAAGAAAGCCCTGTTGATACCGGACGCTTTCGCGCTAGCTGGGCGATCAGTGAACAGGGAACCCCTGGTTTTGACGCTGGACCGCAGGGTAACCCAAATGCGTTGAAACCTCCTTTGCGACTTGATTATTCGACAGAGCGAGCCGGAGGTGTATATCACATTCATAACAGTCTGCCTTATGCCGAAAAATTGGCATATGGGGCGCCGGGTTCAGGACGCAGAACCGAAACTCGCTATAACCCTAAGCGCGATGTAGAAACGTGGGCTACCCCTGGAGGTGGAAGCAGCATCCAAACCAATGGACCCGGTTGGACTGATCTGATAGCCCGTGAAATGACGGCATGGGCACAGCAACAAGCTAGGCGCATCGGGAGACAAGACTGATGGCATCCGTCAATCTCAATACCATCCGCGCCACCATTGAGGCACGATTAACGGCTGAGCTAACCAGCCTCACGACGACATACACTCAAACCGGCACTGTCGTTACGATCAACGCCACGGCGCACGGCTACTACGTCGGCCAATCGCTGGCGTTGGACTACACATCCGGCGGCGGCGTTGACGGTACGTTCACTGTGGTCACCACAGCAACCAACTCTTTTACCGTGACTGCTGCCGGTGCGTTGACAACCAGTGGCAATGTCACAGTGGTTAGCTCACTGGGCAGCACCTTGCCCGTTGTCTTCCATAACCAGCCGTACATCCCAACGCCCAACAGCTCCTTTGTCCAATGCCTTGTCAGTTTTGGCAACAATAACTTCCTGACGATGGGCGGCACTACTGGCAGCAGTAACAGCGTCATCGGTGTCATCGTGATGAATGTCTTTACGCCAAAGGGTGTTGGACCTGGCGCAAATCTGACAATAGGTAAGCGAATCCGTGACCTTTACAATAGGCAAGTAGTCAGTGGCGTTCATTTTGATCCGCCTACTGGACCCGAGGTGGTGGCATCGCCAGCTCCAGAGGGTTACTTCCAAACACAGGTCAGATTGACCTTTGAAACCTTCGAGGATCTCTAACCATGGCCTTTTACCGAGGGCAGCAAGGCAGCGTCAAGTTTGACGATGCTGGTGCTACCGGCGTCACCATTACCAGCACCCGGTCGTGGTCGCTGACTGTTGAGAAGGAGTCGCTGGACACCACTGCACTGGGCGCCACATACCGTGCAAACGTCGGCGGTCTGATCAGTGGTAGCGGCACTGTTGAAGTGCTCTACACCGCCAGCAGTGCTGACGAGACCAACGTGTTCATCGAGCACGTCAACACCGCAACCGATGAAGGACTTGCGTTGTTTGAGCTATTCCTTGACACCACTGGCACCAAGAAAATCAGTTTTGATGGTGTCATCACCTCGGCTGAATACTCTGCCACTGTCGGTGAGATCGAAGTCATTACCCTGAACTTCGTGACCAACGGCGACATCACTCTGGGCATCTGATCATGGCTTTTTATCGCGGTCAACAAGGCACTGTCTTCTTTGACAAAGCCGGTAGCGGCGGTCTGTCCGAGATCGCAGCAGTGCGGTCATGGTCTATGACCGTCGAAAAGGAATCACTGGATGTAACCGACCATGGCGACACTTATCGTGCCAACGTGGGTGGTCTAATCAGTGGCTCGGGCACCATTGAACTGATGTATGACGCGCCGGGTTCAGGCGACAAACTTGACTTGATCAAGGATGTAAACCAAGCCACGGACGAGGCCGATGCAGCCTTTGAGCTGTACTTGGACGAAACTGGCGGCAAGAAGATCACCGGCACGCTGGTGGTGACAGGCTCTGAATACAGTGCTACGGTTGGAGAGATCGAAATTGTGACGGTTAACTTCGTCACATCCGGTGCTCTTACCCTCAGTATCTGATGCCTGCTGCTACACCCCGCGCCGTTGACCTGCTCACTGGCGCTTTTGATCTGAACCAGCGCCGTAAATTTAGCGTCACCAATGATGCTGGAGAAACTGTGCTGGTTCTTTATTTCAAGCCCATCACACGAGCGGACCGCAAGCGTGCCAGCACGTTGGCTGGTTCTGAAGAGGCATTGGACATCAGCACGCAGATGCTATGTCAAATGGCAGAGCTTGAAGATGGCACTAAAGCCTTTGCCTCTGCTGATGCTGCCAAACTGCAGCGAGAGCTGCCGGAACGTGTGCTAAATGATTTAGAGCTGTTCCTGTTCGGGCTAGGTGGTGACGGCAATATAGATGAAGCAAAAAACGATTAGAGGAAGACTCTTGGTTGTTCTTTGAGTTCTTCCTGGCTACTAAGCTCGGGATGACAGTTAGTCGTTTGCGTAGCGAGTTGACGGACGCTGAGTTTGTTCATTTTGCAGCCTTCTACGAGATAAAAGGCAAGCGCGAAAAAGAAGCAATGGATAAGGCAAAGTCAAAACGGTAGACTGACTCTATAGGGAGGTATCGCCGTGGCTGTTTCGGTTGTAGACGTACAGGTAAGGACCGGCGGCGCGGTCAAAGAATTAAACCGTCTTGAGCAGGCGTCCAAAGGTGCAGCGGCTAGTATCGCAAGCCTTGTTTCTACTCTTGGTGCAGGTTTTGCTCTTCAACAAATAGTACGTACAACATCACAGTTTGAATCTGTTTTAAGTGAGATTGGCAAAACTGCAGGCGCTAGCGAAAAGGAAATCACGAAGCTAGCAGAAAGCCTTAAGCAGTTGTCTGCCCCAAGTAAAACAAACCTAGCGCCCACGGTGTTAGCCGAAGGTGTCAAAGACCTTGTGGCGCAGGGTTTGAAGCTAAATGACGCAGTGGCGTCAATGGAGACTCTTGGGAAGGTTGCCGTGGCAACTAACTCGGAATTGACTGATGTCACTAAGACTGGTTTTCAGCTACAAAGCGCACTTAAGATTAGACCAAATGAATTAAAACAAACATTTGACGCCTTGGCATTTGCTGGCAAGGCGGGTGCATTTGAACTGAAAGACATGGCTCAGTTCATGCCTACCATTGCATCTGCTGCAACATCACTAGGCATCCGAGGCAAAGAAGGCGCGGTTGCCTTGGCGGCAATGATGCAGATGGTTCGCAAAGATGCCCCTGGCGCTGCTGAGGCATCTACACGACTGACGGATGCGTTATTGAAAATGACGGCACCGGAGACCGTCAAAAACTTTAAAAAATTTGGTGTAGACATTGAAAAAGTTCTGAAGGATGCAGTGGCAAAGGGTGTCAACCCTATGGATGCTGCAATCAAAGAATTGATTCGTGTCACGGGCAAAGATACATTTAAGTTATCGCAGATATTTGGCGACAAAGAAGCCAAATTGGCATTGATGGCGCTGATGAAATATAAAAAGGAATACGAAGAGCTTAAGGCTGCTGCAGGTGGTGCAGCAGCGGCAGGTACTGTACAAAAAGATTTTGAAGCATCCCTAAAAACATTTAATGGACAACTGCAAACTTTGCAGTCTTCTGGTGAGCTATTAGCGTTGTCGCTGGGCAGAACGTTGCTACCAGTGTTGTCTCGATTCATTGAGGAGCTTGTGCCGCTTGCTAACGGCATTGCTGAATTTGTGCAAGGTATTGGGCAACTACCTAAACCTGTGCTCGATGCAGTTGTTGAAGTAACCAAGCTAGTTATTCAAATTACGTTACTGAAAAAGTTTATTGGGTTGATAGTTGGCGCAGCCGCTTTGTTTAAGGGTGCAATGGCTTTGCTGACTGCCCAGACAGCAATGGCTGGTGCAGCAGCACTTACGGGAAACGCAAAATTGGTTTTACTTCAAGGAGGTATTACAGGAACTGGACGTGTTGCGGCAATAGCAGCGCCGTTAGTTAATACTTTAGCTGCAAGCCTAAGAGCTTTGTCGGTCATTGGGATTGTCACCACTGGTATCAACTATGTAAGCAACGTTGTTGGGGAAGCAAGAAGTATTGAAGAATTGCAGAAACGCAGAGCAGCAGGAGGTGCTGCAGCAGCATTCAAAGGCGCTACTCGTGAGACAGTTGTCAGCGCACAAGCGGGGCAGCGAAAAGCTTTGTTGGCACTGCAAAAAAAAGAAGAGGAGCGACAAAAAAAATTGGCGAAATCAAGTCCATTGTTTCAAATACCCGTAGTTGGACCCTTGGCTCTGACTGCGATGTCGCCGTTTATGGCAGCAGAGCAAACAAGAATATCTGAAGAGCAACAATTTGCAAGAGGAGTATTAGGGCTTAATCCTAGTAATTTCAAACCTGAGGCAACAACTCAATCGAATCTTGATGACTCTTCAGGAGTTGGCATAGATCCACTGACCAAGCAAAAGAATAAAAAGCCACGCGAGAGTCAAGTGCCTGAGCTTACTCGTGAGCTTGCGCTGCTTCAACAGCAAACACAATTACAAGGTTTGCTAGCTCAGGCAGCGATTGCTAAAAATGAGGAAGATCGAATTAGGCTTGAAGGGATAGGTCGTGAGACAGAACTGCTTCATCAGGCATATGCGATTGAACAGAGTTCTGTACCTTTAGCTGAAAAGCAACTGGGCATTGCAAAGATTGCGCAGCAATTACAGCAAAGTCAAATTCAGACAGCACAGGAACTTGCTCAGTACGACCTGCAGCGACGTGAAAACGGCGTTCAACGTGTTCAGCAACTTATGGACGAGCAAGAATTGTTGCAAGCAAGACTAAACGGCACTGAGGCAGAGGTTTTGCTTAGGCAACAGATTGCGCAAATAACGAAAGATACAAAAGGATTGGACGAAGGGCAAGTCAAAGCACTTTTAGAGCGCAACAACGCCCTCAAGCAACAGATTGATGCTGCCACTCAACTTAAACAGCTTTATGCCGACATTGGTATGTCCATTAAGGACGGTGTTGTTGGCGCTATCCAAGGCGCCATTGATGGCACCAAAACACTTCAGGAGGTTGCGACCAATCTTCTGAGCAATATCGCCAACAAACTTCTTGACGTGGCCGTCAACTTTGCGCTGTTTGGCGCCATGTCTGGTACGGGCACTGGCGGTGGCTTACTCGGTGGCTTGTTTAAACCGCGTGCCAATGGCGGCTCCGTTATGGCGGGCCAAGGTTATTTGGTTGGCGAACGTGGTCCAGAACTGTTTATGCCGGGTCGCAGCGGTGGCATTGCTCCTTCCGGTTCATTTAGTGGCGGTGCAAACGTTGTCGTAAATGTTGACGCCAGCGGAACCAGCGCCCAAGGTAACGGTGGCCAAGCCAATCAACTAGGCAAAGTAATCGGTGCTGCTGTGCAGGCAGAATTGATTAAACAACGTCGTCCTGGAGGCTTGCTCGCCTAATGGCTACTTTCCCAGCAATCACGCCAAGCTATGGCGCTCAAAAAACCAGCGCACCCAAATTGCAGGTCGTTAGTTTTGGCGACGGCTACGAACAGCGCGTCAGTTTTGGCATCAACCAAAACCCCAAACAATGGTCACTGACTTGGAACAATATTACGGAAGCCAATTCAGACACCATTGAAACTTTCCTTGACGCTCGCGCTGCTGATGGGGCAAGTTTTGATTGGACCCCGCCGGCTGAGGCAACCCCGTACAAATGGGTGTGTGCCGAATGGGATAAAACAATTACTTATACGGGACGCGCCACAATCACAGCCACCTTTCGACAGGTATTTGAAGCATGACGACACCAACGTCAATCCAAACCGAGATCCAAAAGCTGGATCCGTCAGCCATTATCGAGCTGTTCCAGTTGCAGCTCACGCTGGCGGTTAACGGTATTGACACCACCTTTTACTACCACGCTGGAACAAACTCCCTGACCACCGACGTGGTGTTTCAGGGCATCACCTACAGCGCCGCACCAATCGAAGTAGACGGCTTTGAGCTGACTTCAAAGGGTGCGTTGCCGCGTCCGTCCATGCGGATTGCCAACGTCACTGGCGCGATCTCGGCATTGCTGTTGGCTTACAACCCACTGCAGGCCAAGGTCACCCGCATCCGCACCTGCAAGAAATTTCTCGATGCCGTCAATTTCCCTGGTGGCGTCAATCCAACCGCCGACCCGACCGCCAAGTTTGAAGATCAGGTCTGGTACATCGACCGAGTATCAAAGGAAAACATCCAGCTCGTCGAATTTGAACTGGTCAGCAAACTAGACCTTACCAACCTGCAGCTTCCTGGCAGGCAAGTGCAGGACTACTGCCCATGGGTCTATCGCGGTCCTGAGTGCGGTTATACCGGCAGCAGCTATTTTGACGTGAACGACAACGCTGTAGGCGTCAGCACCTCTGATGTTTGCGGCAAGCGGTTCAATAGCTGCAGGATCCGTTTCCAGTCCCAAGGCATCTCCGACTATCCGCATGGTGGTTACCCTGGCTCCCGAATCCAGATCTGAGGCCGAGCGTCACGCCAAATCTGCCGCACCCTACGAAGCCTGCGGTGTGGTGATCCAAGCCGCCACTGGTCAGATGTACTGGCCTTGCCGCAATGTTTGCGAGGAACCGGAGAAGCACTTCGTCATGCACCCGCGTGACTACTATCGGGCGTCGGTCAACGGCGAGATCCTTGCGATTGTCCACAGCCACCCGAAGGGCGGACCCGCCAGCGAACTGGATCAGCGTGCCTGCCTGCAAAGCGGGGTGCCGTGGCTGATCTACTCCCTACCAACGGACGAATGGTTGACCATCGAACCCTGATCGATCTGGAGTGGAACGATGAAGGGCGTGACTGCTACACGATGGTGCGCGACTACTTCCGGCTGCAGGGCATCAAACTAAAGGACTTCGACCGTCCCGAGGATCTGGAGACCACACCCAGCATCTACTTGCGCGAGGCGGTGGCACTGGGCTTTGAGCGCGTGGAGTTTGAGCAACGCCGACCTGGAGACGTGGCGATCATGAAGCTCGGCACGCTGGAGCCGATGCACGCTGCGATCTTCGTGGAACCGTGGCGGATCCTGCATCACATGAGAGGCCGCCTTAGTGCTGTGGAGTGGCTCAGCAGTTACTATGTGAGGAGCATCGCGGCGGTTTACCGATATGCAGCGGGTCTGCCTAATGGGTGAACTTGGCGAACGTTTTGGCGCCGAGCATACCTATTACAACCTGCGTAACGCCGCTGATGCGATCAAACTCCTGTGCATCAACATGCCGGAGTTCAAGGATTATTTACTGGAATCAGAAGAAAACGGGATTGGTTATCAGGTATTGCAGGGCGGAGTTGATTTCAGCTACGAAGATTTAATCCTGCCCTTTGGCGAAAGAGACCTTGTAATTGTTCCGGTATTAAGCGGTAGCGGTGAGGGTGGTGGCCAAGTTTAAGCCGGAATCGGTTTAGTTGCCCTTTCTTTTCTTTTGCCTGGTGCTGGCATTTTTGGCGCTGGTGCAGGTTTGCTCGGGATCACTGGCTCTGCCTCGACCATTGCCGCTCTTACTAGCGTTGGCAGTGCTTTAAGTGTTTTTGGTGCAAGCCTGATCCTTGGCGGTGTTGCACAAGCTCTATCACCACAGCCGCAAATCCCAACATCTGGTGGCTTTGGTTC